ACCTCGTATACGCTTCTGCGTATGCGAGGATTTCATGTAGTTGTCTCTATTTTGGAGACACAATTGGTGGACGGGGGTCCGCCCCCGTTCTACCGTTTGCCGGAGCACTGGGGCCAGCCCCAGTGTTCCGGACTATGTGTATTTGTATACTATATATTTTCTTGACTAGGTATCGAAAGTGTTAAACCAGCTTTCACTCAAATCTTGGAAATGACATTATCCCAAGTCGTCTTTTGATGATTTTACCGGAGATCATGAGTGTATATGTCGTGCACAATGATTGATAGACTCTTTTGAGTCTTTACTCCCCCCCCGTTTACGGGGACCATTAGGTATCGGAAGTGTCAAACCAGCTTCCAAATCATGTGAAAACATGATCGACCTTTCCGAAAGAAAGAATTCACTACTCATATTTTAGGAAATAGGAGTTAAGATCTGTAATCAACAGAGACCCTTCGGTAGGAAGTAAACATACCAAAGTCGATTCTGGCCGGCGCCAAAGGCAAGTAACCAGACGTCGCTAACCCGTTACGAAAACGCGGAAATTATTGTCGTAGGGATGAAGCGATTCCCAATGGCTCAGACTACATATGTTTGTGGCACGTGCGAATTCGGTCGCACAATAGCCATTCAAAAGTTTCTTTTGCTCATAGAAGATGGAAGAACTCCCTTCTAGGCTTCCCTTAATAGGGTTTGGAGGTATTGATGAATATGTAAAGGAAGTTCATCGATGTACGTGGACGGTATGGAGCAGCATTTAAATTATATTCCATCTGTTGACAAAATGACTTTTGAATCAGCTCGTTTTTGATCCTATCTGTCCATGCAGATTTGCAAAGCGAGTGCTATCCTTGTTGATACTAGCGAAGGCTTGAGTTGGTACAACGTGCAAGGAAAGTATCGAGCTCTCTTGTAGAGTTAATGGAAAGACCTGGCGCTGTGTGGGCTAATACCCCCCTCAGCATCAATACAGCAATGAAGTTACTACTAGCCAAAAACCCAGTTCCTTTAACCCCAACACAGATAGTAGTAAGCCAAAGAGGATTTTTCTAACAGAAGAACCGTCACTTTGGCCGTGTAATTGTTGGTTGTTATTTGTTAAAGTGATTAGTATGTGTATGATTCCCAATTCAAGTTTTGTGTGGGATTTGATATATTTGTTATTGTTCAATTGTATGTTTGATGTTAATTTTTGTGTAAATGTTTGTTGCGCTGTGCGCACGTGGATATTAACTTTTAAGTTTCGACGGAGGACATTTGAGGAACAACTTGGTATGCGTTTGCCATCCTTCGTAACACCCGATTTTATTGCGCGGGAAACCACTCTGTTGCTAGCTTTAAAAGCAAGTATAAGCTCTAGTAGTGACAAGGCAGGTGTTATTGCAGCCTTGGTATCCTATGCGCAAGCCCATAGTCAACGTTCCCTTTTGGGCCACCTGAAATCTTTTATGAGGCCGGAAAGTGATCGAGATTGGAATGAATTAATTTGTGGGCATGTTAACTTGATGATTGAACAGAATGGTGAAAGCGAAGAAAAATGGGTCAGTGATTTAAAAGAAGCATTGTCTGACTGGAAACGCTATAAAGAAAACAAGGATATTAAAGGCGTTTTAAAGCTCTTGAATTATGTTGTTTCTGTTGGTATGTGTGAGGCTTCTAGTTTGACATTTAGAATAGGAAGGCTTACTCTTTTTGAGCCTGTCGTTTATAAGAACCAAATTAATTGTGTCGATTTACTAGATCTTGCGTGTACAACTGCTATAGGCTTTATTGAAGGCGGTTGGCGTGTATACAAAACTGGTGAAGTGTCAGCTTTCTTTGCGCACGAAGGAGATATGAAGAAATTTGAAGAGACGTATAACCGAGTTCGTGATATTCATGGCTATTCGTTGACTGGGAATTTAAAAGAACATGCCAATATAACAGAGACCGACTATGAAGTTCTTCTTGATAAAGTCATATCCCTTGGTGACAAAGTTGTAAGCAAAATGTCTCGAACAATGACGATTGAGAAGAAATTTATGATGGATAGACTTGATAGGTTACGCGACTGGCGAAACGAATTTGTTCAGGTTCGTACACGCGGTGGTTTACGAAAATCTCCATTCGCAGTTTCTTTGTTTGGCAACACGTCTGTTGGAAAAACTACCTTGAACAAGTTAACTTATGAAGCAATTGGTCGCTATAATGGAATTGATGTCTCGGACGAGCGAGTCGCCGTATGGGCTGATAATGATAAGTATGCTTCTAATATACGCTCGTCTACTAATGTGATCGTTTTTGATGATCATGGTAACACAACACCAGCATTCATGGACTTTTCACCCGTTTACCGCCTTATACAGACTGTTAATAATGCATTATTTCTTGCACCTATGGCTGAAGCACACCTTAAGGGTAAAGTAGCTCTGCACCCGTGGATCGTTATGGTTACAACCAATGTGGAAGACATGTTAGCCTCAATATACTCTGAGAAACCTGAATCTGTACTTCGACGATTCTTTCACGTAAAAGTAAAAGTGCGTGATGAGTTTCAAACCAATGGTATGTTAGATTCCAATAAGGTTAAAGCGAATTTTGGAATGCGAAGGGACGCGGACATTTGGAAACTTAGTGTTCGATCTTGTTATGTTGGTGCGCCAAAAACGGCTAATAGTTTTAAAAACCATTACAATTTGGTGCCCATTCGCTTTGAAGGAAAGGAGATGGTAGATGTTGACGTCCACACGTACTTACGGTGGGTGCAAATTGCGTCAAAAGACCATTATGAGTACCAAGCAAAATTGGTCGAAATGAACACCGTGAAGAATGAAAGAGATGAGTGTTGTACAAAATGTGGTTTTGCATTCTGTGATTGTGATAAGGAGAACTCTGTTTCCCAATTCGTCCAGGATTGGAACGGTGCACGTTTACCAAGCAATGTAGATTCAAATGTCCATCCTGACGATGATTCAGTAGTCGGTGAGCTTAATGAAATATGTCACGGATTGCGGTCTATGCTAGGTGGCGATGAGCTTTACGAAGAACAGTCGTCACCTTTATTTCGGTCAATTTTACGTCGTTTGCTCTGGTATTGCGTTGGGTATGTTATTGGTGTCTTCTTGAATCTTGTTATTATGATCTTACGCTTACCGAGCGAGTCGCGAAATTCATTTATAAGATTTTATGCAGCGTGGGCTACTAATTATTTAATTGACTGGAGAAATAGGGTGCATCGCTCTGCCATGTGGAGCTTGTATAGGTTTGCAAAATGGCAACTACAGCAGCGTTGGAATATCCGGGCATTTTTCTGGCGAATGAGAGAAACGAGAACTGAAGATCTTATACACCTAGATAAGTGGTATGACGATTCCATTTTCGATTGGGTAGCTTGGGTACCTGAGAGCTTTATAACATCACCGTGGGTGACATTTTCTGTTCTCTATTTGCGTAGGTATGAAATTCTTGATCGTAGATGGAAGGTATTAATGGTGTATGCTTATTGTTTTACTGTATCTGCTTGGTGGTTCATCAATGGTTGGTTTCTATCTGGTTTTATCATCTTTTACACCACCATTTCAGTTATTGCTGTAATTTTATACTATGAGAAGCAAGCTGTTAAGCAGGAACTGTTGCAACGAAACAATGCACTGCCGACGTATGTCAAGATTTTCAAAGAGCATTCCGGTAAAGCGCTATTAGGTGTCGGATTGTTCGGCCTTTATTATGTTTTCCGGTGGATTTATAGTGTAAAGAAGGTCTTTTCTCCACAGGGTAATTTGACCCCTCAATCTATGGAAGATATCAAAGAACGCGATGATGAACCAAATGTTTGGGCCTCTCATTATATTTCACCATTACCTATGAGTACCGCATCGAAAACCACAACTGCTCATGATTTAGCTAATAAGTGCACTGAAAATCTTGTGTACATTGAAAGTTCTAAGTACTTCATTCGTGGGTTTCTAATCGAAAGCAACTTTATGATTATTCCTGCCCATTTCGTTAAGAAACATTGGGAAGAAGGATATAGTGATTTCGATATTCGTTGTTGGAGAAGGAATCCAAAAATGACTGGTGGTTATTTCCGCGACAAGGTTGCTAAGGAGTATACATACTTAGTTCCTGGTACAGATTTTGCAATTTGCTATACTCCTAATTCAGGAAGTATGGGGGACATGCGCAAGTTCTTGCCTATAGGTGCTGTAACAGATTCGGACGCCACCTTTATTTTAAAGGAGAAGAGTGGTGACATTGAGTTTGCAAAGACATTTTACCGACACGAAGAGACCGGAATCGATCATTATTCCATGCAAAATATTCCTGGGGGAACTTATAGATTGCCCTTTGATACTGCTGAGGGTATGTGCATGTCACCTCTTGTTTCTCGCGGGAAAGGGACAACTATTCTCGGCTTTCATTTGTGTGGTCAAGGCTGTACAGGTGGGTGTGGCTATTTGACATTCGATCAAGTTGAGACTGGCCTGGTACATCTTGCTGAGATTCCTGGCGTTGTTAGAACTGTGAGCCAGGGGACGTTGCCGAAAGATCAATATGGCATCAAATTGATTGAGGAAGGGGAGGTACACCGGAAGAGTGCGACTCGTTTCTTAAGTGAGGGGTGTTCTATTGAAATTTACGGTCCAACCTCTGGAAGGGCCACGCCAAGTTCTTCTGTGATTCCAACGATAATTTCCGACATTGTTGCGGACGTTACGGGGGTACCACAGCAATGGGGTCCACCCAAAGTGAAGGGTGAAGGCGTCTACCCATACCAGGTGGCGTTGGAACAATTATCTCATCCATCTTTATCTCTGGGCAGTATTGTTGTTAAAGCTGTGCGCTGTTATCGTATGCAATTCTTAAAAATATTTAAAAAGTTACCTGAATTATTTGAGGAGTGCAAACCCCTAACACAAGTTCAAACAGTTTGTGGAATTGTTGGAAGGCGTTTTATTGATGCAATGAATTTTGACACCTCACCTGGATGGCCTTTAACCGGGAAGAAGGTTAAGCTCCTAATTGACCTCAATCCTAGCGAGTACCCAGACAGTGGTAAACCCAGGACATTTGTCCCTGAGATCTGGGAGGAAACTGAACGCATTAAGAAGGTGTTGCTTTCTGGAGAACGCTGTTACTGTGTTTGGAAAGCGTGTTTAAAAGACGAACCGACGAGATTGACCAAGGATAAGGTGCGCGTGTTTCAGAGTGCACCTCTTGCATTACAACTTCTTATTCGTATGTATTTCCTACCTATTGTTCGTATCATTCAGCTAAATCCATTAATGTGTGAGTGTCTAGTGGGTGTGAATGCTGAAGGTCCTGAGTGGGAACAGTTAAACGAATTTATGAATTCTAAGAGTAAGAATGTTCTTGCCGGAGATTATAGTAAGTATGATCAGAGAATGCCAGCACAACTTGTGATTGCTGCTTTCTCAGTGTTAATCTGGGTCGCCGAATACTTATGTGAGTATTCTAAGGAGGATATTAAGCTAATGAGAGCGTTGGTGGCGGAAATTGCCTATCCTTTGATGGCATATAACGGCGATTTGTTGATGCTATTTGGGTCGAATCCTTCAGGTCAAAATTTGACAGTCATCGTTAATTCTATTGTTAACTGTCTATTACTGAGGAGTTGTTATTATACCAAGTACCCAAAGGAGCCACCCGGATCCTTTACTGATTATTGTGCGTTTGGAACATATGGCGATGATGTTAAGGGAACGGTATCTGAAGAGAGAAGTCTTTTTAATCATATTTCCTTTGCTGAGTTTTTGTCGAAATTTGATATGAAATTCACAATGCCTGATAAGGAATCTGTAGCTACTGAATATATGGATGCTGAAGAGGCAGACTTCTTAAAACGGAAAAACTTTTATCACCCTGATTTAAAGGCAAATGTGGGTGTGCTTTCTGAGGACTCCATTTTTAAACGCTTACACGCTCATCTACAATCCAAGGATCTATCCTTAGAGATGCAATCGGCACAAAATATTGATACATCTCTCCATGATTGGTTTTACTACGGGAGAGAGACATTTGAACGTCGTCTCTCAGAGATGCAAACTGTTGCGTCCCAAGCCGGAATTACCCATTTGTGTCAAGGGTTTAACAGGAGCTATGAAGATCGAGTTCAAGATTGGCTACGGAAATATCGACCTGAAGAAGCCGAACCTGTCAACGAGGACAGGATTACCTTTCGTGAGAGTTATAAGGTTAAATTCTCCACTCCGAAGTCCATCGGGGTTCCAGTGTAGAGTTAAAACGGACTGTGTATATATGGATTACCGATTTTACATGTGTTTTGTGTCATGTGCATTTGTGAAATTAGGCTTTATACATGTCGGCATGGTGCTAGGCCATACTCCTATTTAGGAGAGTAGTTAGCCACTACATCATCATCGCACCACCCTGCAGTTTGAGTCGGCTGTAGGGATTGTAAATGACTTACTAGTGAATTTAAATGTGTATTATTATTATTTCGTAAATTATTCTTTAAATTGTTTTGTAAAAAGATGTCATACAGGCCCCAAATGGGAATCGTGGCTGAAGCCTCGATTCAAAAGAAGGGGACCTTTACTGCTCAAGAAAACGTTGATTTTTCCGATCAGATGCAGCCCTATGTATATGATGCAGGGGGCGAGATGGATCCCACTAGATCGCTGCAAGATTCTGATGATGCGACACTCGACAATTTCTTTAGTCGGCCTCTGAAGATTCATGAGGAAGAGTGGGGCACGGGTACATCTAAGTATATTAATATAAACCCTTGGAGTTTGTATTTTGAAAATCCCCGTGTTATTAATCGATTAGCCACCTATAAATTATTAAAAGCCAAATTGCATTTGAAAATTGTGATCAATGGAAATGGATTTCAATATGGTAGAGCACTTGTTTCTTACTTACCTTACCCCAGCTATGATACCTTGTCAACGAGTCGAGAACTTTTTCCTCTAGATTTAATTCAAGAATCACAACGACCCCATGTGTTTCTCGATCCTACTACTTCAAGTGGGGGTGAGATGATTTTGCCTATGTTTTGGTATGCAAATTATTTAGATATTCCAACTGAAAGTTGGGGTGAATTAGGTGAAATCACAATTCGTTCAATTAATGATCTTAAACATGCAAACGGGGCAGCTGATAGAGCTAGTATTAGTGTTTTTGCTTGGGCTGAGGATGTTTCGTTTAGTGTTCTTACATCACGTGAACCATTAAACACTTTGATACCTCAAATGGGAGAGATCGACGAAGCAAATCGTAATGGCGTGATTTCTAAGCCTGCGAGTGTGATTGCAAAATGTGCTGGATTATTAAAGACGGTCCCCTCAATTGCGCCTTTTGCTTTAGCTACCGAAATGGGGGCATCAGCAGTAGGCAACATTGCTAAGATGTTTGGCTATTCTCGCCCACTTATAACTAAGGCACCCGACCCGTTTGTCCCACGTACTTTTGGACAATTGGCCGTTACAAATGTTCCAGACAATTGTCATAAGTTGACAGTTGACGAAAAGCAAGAGTTGTCCATTGACCCGCGCATAGCAGGATTATCAGGGGGAACCGACCCTCTTAACATTCGTGATATTGCCAGTCGTGAATCTTATCTCACAACCTTCAGTTGGAATATAGGAACAGCACCTGAAACACTTCTTTGGAACTCCCGTATTGATCCCGCCCTTTGGGCAGAAGGTACTGAGACCCCTAAGGCTTTGCATTTGCCTGCTTGTGCTATGGCTTGCTTGCCTTTTGAGTATTGGACAGGATCTATGAAGTTCCGCTTCCAAATTGTTTGCTCTTCATTCCACAAAGGGAGATTGAAAGTCGTTTATGACCCTGACTTTATTGCAACGAATGAGTACAACACTAACTATTTGCATGTTGTTGATATTGCCGATACTAAGGACTTTACGATTGAAATTGGTAATGGTCAACATTATACGTTGCTTGACCATCATAAACCAGGTCTTCAATCAATAACGACGGCATATGGCACTAATAGATTTACTTCAAAAGGAGCTGGCAACGGCGTTATTGCGTTATATGTTGTCAATGAGTTGACGACGCCTAATAGCACTGTTAGTAATGACATTGAAATCAATGTCTTTATATCTATGGGGGACGACTTTGAAGTGTTTGTACCGTCTAGTGATTTTCAGAAGTACGTGTATAAGCCGGTGTTGAGTGAGCAGTCTGGAACTATAGTCCCAGAGTCTGAAAACACCACTGAACCAAGTGCCCCATTGCATGATGAAACAGTGAAATTGGGTCCAACTTTGCAGAATGACGAATTGTTAAATAAAGTGTATACCGGTGAGAGCATAACTTCATTTCGCCAGATCCTTAAGCGATATAATTTACATTCCTGTGTTGGCTTTCTTAGAAATAATAACACGGTGCTACAGGTTCAGATGGCTGCTTTTCCTTATTTGCGTGGTGCAGTAACTGGGGCTATTCGCACCACCATAGACGATGATAAATACAATTATTGTAATACGGTAATGCTTCATTGGGTGTCTCATTGTTTCTCGGGTTGGCGTGGTTCAATTAGATGGAAAGCTGTTTTACGAGGACCTCAAAACTCAAGCAGATCTAAACCAAGGATGGAAGTTTCACGTTTTAGTAAACCAGCGGTTCATGAAGAGATACGTGGTGCCCTTCCCAATTATTCTAACGACAATCAAGCTTCTAGCTCAGTTGTAGTTGGAACACCTGGCCCAGGTGTTTATTTCTGGCCAGGGAACCCTGATTCCGCTTCCCGTGGAACCGCCCTTACTGTTGGAGAGGTAAACCCTACACTAGAATGGGAGATTCCCTTTTACAGTGCTCTTAGACATATACCTGGGAAGACAGAAGATTGGACATCCCTTATTCAGCATGGGGGATCAATCTTTTCCGTTTGGGGTAGCACGGAAACTACTAGCGCAACCGATTTTTATTGCGCTGCTGGTGAGGATTACGTCGCCTATTTTTGGACGGGTTGCCCGCCTTTATATTTTGAGGCAGACCCACCAACACCAAAATGATGGGAATGTAG